CCATCAACATCGCCTTGCAGATCAATACCATATTCCGGATCTCTCTCTGATGCGTTCATCAACTCTGATCTGGAAAGAGCACAACCTTCAAACAAGATAGTGCCAAGGTTATACCTGGAAACAAACTGACCATCTGTTCCAAATGTTTCCGGATAATGTAGGTCATAGAACTCTACCATTGGCTCATCCTCATCGTGAGTAAGGCAGTTATCCAGGCCATACTTATCGCCTTTGAATACCAATTTAACTCTCCAATTTCTGCCGGACTTATTATGGTCAGCACATCTAACCTCGTTTACTCTGTGGTCTGTTGAAAATATATACATATGAACCTCCTGTTAATTGTTTGTATTATGTTCGTAACATTTTCACTATCTAATATATATCCTAATGATATATTTACAATAGCTAAATGATATAAATCTATACAGGAGATATGAAAGTGGCAGAAAACCAGGAAGAATTGGTATCACTTTTTGTGAGGATACCTATCCCATTGAGGGATGAATTCAACAAGATCTGTAAAAGTAAACGCAGATCCCAGGCAAGTATGATCCAGGAGCTGTTGGAAAATTTTGTTGATGGATACAAGAGGGCATTGGATCCACCGGCAACAACCAACCTGGACCAGGCCATACGATCTGTGAGGATCAATGAAAAGTAAATACAACAATAAGAAAGTAAAGTTAGATGGAGTTATCTTTGATAGCAAATCTGAGGCTGCCTATTATTGGACACATCTAAAACCAAGGTTGGAACGTGGCGAGATCTCGCAGCTAGAGTTTCATCCTAAAATCAAATGCGAAATTAATGGGAGGCACATATGTTATTACAACGCAGACTTTCGTTACCTGGATCTAAACCAGGAAGGACCACTAAATCAAACAGGCTGTTATGTCCTGGTGGAAGTGAAGGGATACAAGACAGAAACTTACAGGCTAAAAATAAAACTAGTCGCAGCTCTGCATCCGGCATTGAAAATCTTAGTGATCTCAAGCAAGGATTTAAGATCAGAGATATCGTTGTTACCACAGGGCAGTTTACAGGAATAACACCGGATCAGATCTTATCAGAACGTAGGGAGCCTACCTGGGTAGAGGCCAGGCATATTGTTTGTTTCTTATCTGTGCAGCTCACAGGTTATTCATATCCAAAGATAGGACACATTTTGTCCAGGGATCACACTACAATTATTTATGGTAATAAAAAGATTAAGCAGAAGATTAAAACAGATCCGGAGCTCAGAGATCTTGTTGGAAGAATAGTAGATTATCTTAATGGAAAAAAGTAATTTAACTCCGGATCCTGTAAGAGATCCACCGGTAGGCAAGTACCAATGTCCAGGAGGCCATATGGTTTTACCGGCTAGAGCATATGGAGATACCAGGTTTAATCAGTATCCTATGACGTTTAGATGTTTTGCTATTTGCTGTGCTCACGCAAACTCCTGGACCGGAGTGTTCTTTGTAAACCAGGCTACCATATCCAGGATACTAGGCAGCAGCCAACAAGCTATCTCTCAGCATATGACCAGGTTAAAAGATTATGGTTACCTGGAGAAACTACGCAATGCAGATATCAGAAGAAAGTATGGAAGGAAGGGAGCTCTGTGGAGAGTGATATACGATCCAAGGATGAGCTACCAGGATGCCATTGTTAAACAACCGGCAAAGGATAGAGATCCCAAACTAGAGAATGAGATAGCAGAGAATACAATGGCAATGCTACACCAAGATACATATAAATCTAAAAGGCAGAAGGCCAGGGATCCTGTGGATAAATCAGAGGATAACAAGGTGGAGGTTGTACAAGCTACAGCTAGTAATGAGAGTAATAACAAGGTGGGCCTTAAAAAGGAATACAAGGCACAGCTAGTGAATAACTCTAGTGATATAACTAATAATATATCTATAGATGAAAATGAATGTAGAAGTATATGTAATTCATACAAGCAAATGATCTACGAGTTATGGGGATCTGATTGGCAATACGATCTAAGACAGATAGCAATAGCCAAGGAGCTGTTACAACTTGGATATACCAAGGATAGTTTCCTGGTTGATGCTAAGAAGATGCTGCAATGGAAGAGGAACCAACAGGCTGAACCTATTAAATCATTGCAATACTTTGTTTCCAGGAGGAAGAACAAGGAGAAACCAAAGGATGCACAACAGATCATATCCCATATGGCAGCCAGGATGAGATTGAAATGATACAAAACTCAAAGGAACCTATGGGATTTGTATATTCTATGGCAGTAGATAAAATTATTTATTTTTTGTATGGCCACGATCCCCCCCTTGGCCCTCTGTGTATATTGTGGGTAAAGCACAAAAATTTTTTCCCATATTCATCAGAACGAAAACTAAGGAGTAAAGAATGAAAAAAGTATATGACGTATCCCAGGCCAAAGACATTGAAGGCCAGGAGAAACCAAAGTGGTTGAATTGTGGAGTTGCCTTTGTAGAAGAAGGTAAGAAAACCAGGATCAAGTTAGAGGTACTGCCATTGCCGGATAACAAAGGCGAGGTATGGTTAACCTTGTTTCCTAAAAAACCAAAAGACAACGATCCTCTATAGTGGTAGTGTAAGTTATGGCAAATAGAGTAATACCACCTGTAGGTAGATTTGGAGGGATAGGAGATCTTCAGAAAAGATTAAGGGGATCTCAGATCATCTATGATAATAGGGATGACCTGGCCAGGGTTATGCTCCAAATAGCCTCTGCGAAGATCACAGACATCGTTACCTGGGAAAATGGTACAACACACCTCAAGGATGTTAAAGACATCTCTGAGGGTGCTCTAAACTCCATTAAGAAGGTAAAAATCACTCCTACTAAGAATGGCGATATAATTGAAATTGATATGGTAGATAAAGTTAGGATTATGCAGCTCCTGGCTAAATCTTCCGGATTATTGGACCAGGAGAAGGATGGAGAAAAACCGGCAGTTGTTTCTATTGAAATGGTTATGCCGGAGGAAGGAAAGCAAATAAATGATACAAAAGAAAATAAAAACACTATGGAACAACCTGGCCCCAATCCAGGGAAAGTACATAGCAAAAGCAAAAGATCAAAACAAAGATCTTAAAATCGTCTACCAGGACCGGCATATGATTGTCGCTAATAGTAGATTAGATAAGCCTGTAAGGATTGCTAATATTCCGGATAAGTTTACCGGCTCTACTAACGAGCTCTATTATTTTGCGTGGGATCCTGTAGATCCTAGACAGAAGAGTTTGCTATGAAGAAAAGGTTAATTAAATCCATTAAGGAAAACAGGTACGAGGTATTATGGAATTTGTACCACACAGTAATAGTAATTCTATTGGCCGGTATCTTGATAGTTGAATGGTTAGAGTATCTGAGGTATCCGGCTCATTTCTTTGGAGTATAGCTAATGGACCAGGAAAAAAAAATTTTAAACACTCCATCCACTCTTAAATTTGATTTCAGCAGCTCTCCAACAATGGCCTCCTTCATAAATGATAAGGCCTTTATACGAGGAGTAATGGGGCCGGTTGGTAGTGGGAAATCATACGGATGTTGTGCAGAAATTTTTAGGATGGCCCTGGCACAGAAACCTAGTCCTAGAGATGGCATAAAATATTCCAGGTTTGCAATTGTTAGAAACACTCATCCTATGTTGAGAACGACTACATTGAAAACCTGGTTAGAGCTCTTGCCGGAACACTATTGGGGTAATGTGAAATATTCTCCTCCTATCACACACCACATTAAGTTACCGGCAAGAGAAGGAGCTGCCGGTGTAGATATGGAGGTAATCTTCCTTGCGTTAGATGATCCTAAAGATACTAGGAAACTGCTATCTCTTGAATTAACCGGAGCCTGGATCAACGAGGCGAGGGAGTTGCCGGTCCAAATTATAGAAGGATTATCACACAGAGTAGGAAGATATCCAACGCAGAGTGATGGAGGGCCTAGTCAGTATGGTATTATCCTGGACACAAATAGTATGGATGATGATCATTGGTATTACAGGTATGCAGAAAAAGAAAAACCAAAAGGAAAATTCTCCTGGAAATTTTTTAGACAACCACCTGGCATACTAGAGATCCCACATTCACAAGTTCCCCAGGATATGCCGGAGGCCCAGGGATATTACTTTGCAGCCGGTAGGTGGTGGATGACAAATCCAAAAGCAGAAAACCTAAAGAATTTGCCGGATGGATATTACGAACAGCTCACAGCCGGTAAGCAGTTAGATTGGATCAAGTGTTATGCCCAGGCAGATTACACATTCGTAAAAGAAGGTAAATCAGTTTGGCACGAATTTGAACCACAAAGTATGATTGCAGAATTAGAACCGGATCCAAAGTATCCTGTACAAGTAGGCCTGGACTTTGGATTAACTCCGGCTGCTGTGTTCTGTCAAAAGGTAAAAGATGGTAGATGGCATATTTTACACGAGCTCGTAACTTTTGATATTGGTCTAAACAGATTTGTATCAATGCTCAAATCTGAGATGGAAATGTATTTCCCTGGTTATAAGTTCAACGTATGGGGAGATCCGGCCGGTAACCAAAGAGATCAGATTTACGAAACAACTGCCTTCCAACATTTAAATGCAAATGGGATCCTGGCAAGGCCAACAATCACTAATGAATTTAAAACCAGGAGAGAGGCCGGTGCTATTCCTATGACCAGGCTAATCAATGGTAAACCAGGTTTGCTAGTTAACAAGAGCTGCAAACAATTAATCAAAGCTCTCAATGGTGGATATCATTTTCAACGAGTGATGAAAGGATCCGGCACAGAGGTTTACAAAGATAGTCCTGTAAAAAATAACCATTCTCATATTGGGGATGCATTTGGCTATGCTCTCCTGGGAGGTGGAGAACATACACAGATGGTAAGAAGAGCCGGTAATTTTAACTCACAAACAAATGCAAGGGTTTTAGATTTTGATGTTTTCTCTTGATACTTTTAAAAAAGATTATTGTCCTTTTCTAAAAGAGCCGGACAAGATAGTTACTTTTGATCCTGTGCATTATCATATGCTAGATCTAAATACTTTTGATGAGGAATATAAAAAACACTTTCCGGATTATTCACATTACCTAACCGGTTATACTCAACGAGGATTAGCATACACAGGATTATCAGAAGGAACGATCTATGCAATCTTTGGATTTTATCAGTTATGGAAAGGAAATGCAGAATTTTTTTTGATACCAAGTAAACATATCAATAGAAAAGCTATGGTATTTCACAAAGTATCACTACAGTTTTTTGAATATGTTGCGAACATAATGCAACTAAACAGGTTGCAGTTTACAGTTTGTTCAAGAAATATTCGTGCTGTGAAATGGGCGAAATCGTGTAAATTCATAGAAGAGGGTATTTTACGCAAATATGGTATCCTTGGAGATGATTATATAATGTTTGCAAAATATTATGATAAGGAGAAATAGATGGGTGGAATTTTTAGTAGACCTAGTCCTCCTCCACCACCACCACCGGTAGTGGATGAGAGTTTAAGCAGACGAGAAAAAGCTGCTGAAGAACGAGAAAGAAACGAGAGAAGGCAGATCTCTGCAAGACGTAAAGCTCGTAGAGGTGGTGGTAAGCGATTGCTTATGACAGCAGCAAGGTTTGAAAATATGGGGCAGAATAATCAGAACGCAGCCACACAGAAAACTCTTGGTGCAGAGAGAAATCCTAGAGAGAACTAAGGATAATAACAATGGCCAGGCAATGGTTACGCAATCCAAAATGGAGGGAAGATGTACGGATCAAAAACGATGAAGGGGATGAAGGACAGCAACAGCAAGAAGAAAGCTCTGAAGAAAAAGATGGGAAAGAAGTACGGAACCAAGAAAAAAGATCAGAGCAAGAGTAAGTCCTATGGTGGCTAAGAAACACCAAAATCCTAGTGGAGGATTAAATGCAGCCGGTAGAGAGCATTTTAAAAAAACAGAAGGGTCTAATTTAAAACCTCCTGTTAAAAAAACTCCACCAAAAGATAGTAAGGATTTTAAACGTAAGGTTAGTTTCGCAGCACGTTTTGGTGGAATGGATGGTCCTATGAAGGATGAAAAAGGTAGGCCCACCAGGTTAGCATTATCACTAAAGGCCTGGGGATTTTCATCTAAAGAGGCTGCCAGGAATTTTGCAAATAGGCATAAGGCATAGTTATGAGTAAAAAGGAATTAACAAAAAGACAAGAGAGTACACTTAAAAAACACAAGAAACATCATACTCCCAAACATATGAGAGAAATGAGATTGTTGATGAAAAGAGGATTGTCGTTTTCTCGTGCTCATACTAATGCAATGAAGAAAGTAGGGAAGTAGTGTTAAATCCAAAAGAAATTAAAAAAAGATATAAAATAGCTCAAGCTAGAAAAGAGCAATGGAGAACCATATACGAAGAGGCATATGAGTTCTGTTTACCAATGCGTAATCTTTATGATGGTTACTATGAGATGGATAGTACACCAGGCCAAGATAAAATGAAAAGAGTGTTTGATAGTACAGCTATGCACTCTACATCAAGATTTGCCAACAAAATTCAATCTGCCCTTTTTCCTCCCCAACAAAATTGGTGTAGGTTGATGCCAGGGGAAGATGTGCCACCGGACAACAAGATCCAGGCACAACAAGTTTTAGATCTCTACGCAGATAAAATGTTCTCTGTTATGAGGCAATCCGGATTTGATCTTGCCCTGGGGGAGTTTCTTTTAGATCTAGCAGTAGGCACAGCCTGTATGTTGATCCAACCAGGAACAGGAGATGTTCCAATCAAATATACATCAATACCACTTTATCAAATATCTTTTGATGAAGGACCGGATGGTGGTGTTGGTTATGTCTATAGAAAATTTAAAAGGCCTTTTGAGGTTATAGCTCAAGAGTATCCGGATGCTACAATTCCAAAAGAAGTAGCAGACAAGTATAAAGAAAAACCACAATCAAATGTAGAGCTGCTAGAGGTATCATACAAAAAAGACAACCAGGTTTATTACTGCCTACAAACTATGGAGGGAGATCACAAGGTTGTCAGCAGAAAACTTAAATCTATGCCTTTTGTTGTATCCAGGTATATGACAGTTGCCGGAGAGGTTTATGGTAGAGGACCTTGTCTGTATGCATTGCCGGATATTAAATCATTAAATAAAGTTATGGAGCTCACTCTTAAAAATGCATCACTAAGTATTGGTGGTGTGTTTACAGCAGTAGATGATGGTGTGCTCAATCCACAAACAATTAAGATACAACCAGGTGCAATCATAGGTGTTTCATCCAATGGAGGTGGCAGAGGCCCTAGTCTTGCACCATTACCTAGATCCGGAGATCCACAGCTCTCAGAGATCAATGCACAATCTTTGAGAATGTCTGTAAAGAAAGCATTGTTAGATGAAGGACTACCACCGGAAACAGGTAATCCAAGAACAGCATTAGAGATCCAGGCAAGAATGTCTGACCTATCTCAGAACCTGGGATCTGCTTTTGGAAGATTGATCAATGAAACAATGTTTCCAATCGTTAGAAGAACACTACAGCTAATGGATGAAATGGGAATGATAGAGCTGCCATTAAAGATTGATGGACTACAGGTTACTATTCAGCCTGTATCTGAATTAGCTATGGCAAGTAATATGGGCAAACTACAGCCATTATTTCAGTATATGCAAATAGCACAAGGATTAGGAGCTAGTGGAATGATGGCCCTAAAGACAGATGCTATTGCTGATTATATCCTGGATCAGATGGGAATAGATGCTAGATTAAGAAATACACCGGAAGAGAAACAAGCCTTAATGGAACAGATGCAGCAACAGGCCCAGGCTATGGGGCAGATGCAAGGAGCTCAGATGAACCAACAAGAAGGGGCAGCTCCACCGGTTGATGAAGGCGAGGTACAAGGATGAGGAACCAGGCAGATAAGATCAGAGATATTAACTCTCCTGGATGGGATGGAGTTAATTCAAATGTAGAAACATTAAGAGTATCTAACAGGGATCAAGAGCTAGGATTAGATATTTCTTTTAAAAAGACATTTGAAACAAAAGATGGTAAAAAAGTATTAGAGTATTTGAGAAAAGTCACTATAGAACAACCATCCTGGATACCAGGTGCAGAGGCATCCATTGGTTATTCTAGAGAAGGACAAAACTCAATTGTTCGTGAAATAGAGCAACGTATAAGGAGAGCAAATGAACCAAGTAAATAATAATGCTACTGTAGAGGAAACAGTAACTGAAGATCCTAGTATTACATCTCCTCTAGCAGATAACAAAGGAGTAAGTAATGTTGAGGAAAATGAAGAGAAAAGTATCCCACATCTTGCAGAAGATGAAGATAGCAATACAGAGGATGATGAAGAGTTTGAAAGACCGGATTGGTTCCCTCAAAACTTTTGGGATAAAGATGGTCCGGACCTGGAGAAATTCGCTGAGAGCTATAATCATCAGAGGAAACTCATCTCCCAAGGCAAACACAAAGCACCGGAAAATGGCGAGTACGAAACGATCATCCTTGAAGAAAAAGGTGTAGATCTAGAAGAGCCTATTGCTCAAACATTTTTATCCTGGGCAAAGGATCATCAGATCTCTCAAGGTGCGTTTGATGATTTAGCATCTAAGGTTATGGACATTACTCAAGCTAACGTAGAGAACCAGGATGAAGTAGTTGCTGATATGAAAGCAGATCTTGGACCGGATGCTGATAATATTATTAAATCTAATATCCAATGGGCAGATGGTCTAGTTCGTAAAGGCATACTTACAGAAAGTGAAAGAGAAGAGCTAGATATTATGGGAGGTACTCCGGAGGCTCAGAGGATCCTTGTTAAGTTAAGAACAATGCAAGGAGATATGGCTCCTATCCCAACAGTAACAGCTCCGGAGGGAGCTGAAAGTGAAACTGAATTTAAAGAGAAAATGTCTAGAGCAATGGCAGATCCTCGCTATGGTGTAGATGCAAACTATACCAGGGGGGTTGAACAGGAGTATGTTAAAAGATATAACAAATCTTGATTGCTATACATAATTCACACGCAGAGAGCCTTTACCAAGGACCTGTAGCATTACCTGTTTAGTATCCATCTAGGGCCGGATGTAAAATGGCCCACCAATCTCTAATTGTTACAAAATGTTACAATACTACATATTGTATTTTTTTAGTATACAAGGCACAGATTGTATGATATTTATTACATTGAATGATAACAGGCTTTAAAACTGCCATTCTGTTACAGATCAAATCTGTCAATGCATATAGGATTATGTAGAGGCAGCCCTGGATACCAGGACAACTAACCTCGCTTAAAAAACAATTGAGTAATAGGAGGTTAGTATGACCACTCAAGCAAATCTATCTCCGGCATTTGTTCAACTGTTTGATGCAGAAGTACACCAGGCTTATCAGTCTAGTGCAGTTTTGCAAGGAGCAGCGAGAACAAGAACCGGTGTAGTTGGATCTACAGTAAACTTTCCCAAGGTGGGAAAGGGTCAAGCTAGTGTGAGAACACCGGCTACTGATGTAGTTCCACTAAATACTGCATTTAGTTCTGTATCCTGTAGCCTCACAGATTATGTGGCAGCAGAATATTCAGATATCTTTTTGCAGCAGAAAATCAACTTTGATGAAAGGCGAGAGTTAGCAGCAGTTGTTGGTAACGCAATTGGCCGTAGGCAAGATCAGATTATGCTAGATGCATTGGCTACAGCTAGTGCCGGATCAAGTGTAGCTAATACAGTTGTTACATCCGGAACAGCAACAGCATCAAACTTGAACGTAGGAAAAATCATTGAGGCGAAAAAGCTGTTGGACAAGAAAAACGTGCCATCGCAAAATCGTCATATGATTATTCACGCAAATACTTTGGCCGGTCTTCTCTCAGATGAGAGGGCAATTAGTTCTGATTTTCAGACTATCCAGGCTTTAGTACAAGGAACAGTAAATCAGATGATGGGATTTACCTTCCATATCCTGGGCGATAGGGATGAAGGAGGCCTAGCAATTGACGGATCTAATGATCGTACTTGTTTTGCTTTCCACCAATCAGCTCTTGGTGTGGCAGTAGGAATAGCTCCTTCAACAGAGGTAAACTACATTGCTGAGAAAACTAGTTTCTTGGTAACTAGTAAACTTTCTATGGGGTCAGTAGTTATTGATACTGATGGCCTTGTAGATGTAATTTGTAGGGAGGCTTAATTATGGCTTTTGATCGTAAGCAATGGAATCCAATAGGTGGACAATCAAAGAAGGGTACAGCTCCTCAGATGTTCTCCTATACTACGACAGATAGCCAGGCAACAGTACGAGCCTCCGGCTATATGAATGATGTTGCACAGGAAGTTTCTGTGGGCGATATCATATTCGTAAATGCATCAACAGGTGGAACACTTACTGCATCAATTCACACAGTTGTGAGTAATGCTAGTAATGTCGTTGACCTAAGTGATGGAACAACAATTAGTCAGACGGATACTGACTAGATAACAACTTGGATGGCGAGGGTTTTGTTTCTCTCCTCGCCATCTAAGATTTAAAAGAAAGGAATTGTATGGCAGCCGGAGATACAGATGTAAGCATAACTAATAAAGCTCTTTTGTTCCTGGGTGCAGAAACAATAACCTCTTTTGCTGATGGTACTCCACAGGCATCAATATCTAAACAGCTCTACAAAGAGGTAAAGCTATCTACATTAGGTATGTATCGTTGGAGTTTTACAATAGCTAAACAACAATTAGCTAGAGATACAGTTGCACCAAATTCTGAATGGACCTATCAATACTTGTTACCTAACGATATGGTAACCGGTGTGCCGGAGGCTGTTAGGACTACAGCTACTCCAGGAGGAGCTCTTCTACAAAATTGGGAAATAAATCAGAGCTCAACAGGTGGAGCTGTCTTAATGACAGAGAGCACAGAGATCCACATAGATTATCAAAAAATTATTAGTGAAGGATCAATGCCCACATACTTTGTTACTTTACTTGCATATCAATTAGCCTGGCATATGGCAGAGGCAATCACAGATCAAACAACTAAAGCTGAGTATTGGAGAACAGTTGCGTTAGGAACAGCAACAGAAAATCTGCGTGGTGGATTTTTTAGACAGGCTTGTGCGATTGATAGTGGGGGGCAGACACCTGGTGTTATTGGGGATTATCTGCTTACTGATGTAAGATGAGTAGAATACAACAATACCAGGCATCATTTACTGTAGGAGAAATAGATCCTTTATTAAGAGGTAGGATAGATCTACAGCAATACTACTCAAGTGTATCAGAGGCTACTAATGTTATCTTTGAGCCACAAGGTGGTTTTAGTCGTAGACCAGGACTAAAGTTTATCCAGGACATTACAGCAGACAATCCACAAAATGGACATATGCTGATCCCATTTGAATTTAGTACATCATCTAATTTTATGGTAGTTGCATCAGCTACTATAACTAATCAGCCTAATGCCAAGATTAGATTTAGGTTTTATAAAAACCAACAACTACTCACAAATATAAATGGAACCGGAGATGATTATCTAGATTATGGTGTAGGTGTTTTATACAACGTAACAGATTTTGATATTAATAAATTATACTACACACAGAGTGCTGACACAGTTATTTGTACACACGAAAATTTTAGACCATTTAGTTTGGTGCGTGGTGCAACAGATCAAGATTGGTCAGCTACATCTCTTGCCGGATCTCTGACAATACCTAAACACGCATTTACTATTGTAACAACTAGACCGGCCACAACAATCACACCGGATAAAGTTGATGGCACAGTAACAATCACAGCCGGATCTAGCATCTTTACAAGTGCAGATATAGATCAGTTTATTGAGGTAGATGATGGATTTGGTAGATTAAGAATAACTCAGTTTATATCCGGAACAGAAGTAAAAGGAATAACTGAGGTTCCGTTTTTTGATACAAGTGCAATAGCAAGTAACACATATATTATTGAAAGAGGGTATGAAGATACCTGGAGTGATAGTAGAGGTTGGCCTAAGACAGCTACGTTTCACGAAGGTAGGTTATACTTTGGTGGAGCTGCATCCCTTCCATCAACTCTTTTTGGATCTAAGGTAAATGACTTTTTTAATTTCAAAGCATCAGAAGGTTTAGATGATGATGCATTAAAGGTTACCTTGGCTACTGACCAGGTTAACTCTATTACAGCTCTGAGATCCGGTAGAGATCTCCAGGTATTCACAACAGGATCAGAGTTCTTTGTTCCCCAGGGAGATTTAGATCCTATCACACCAAGTAACATCGTTATTAAATCAGCAACCAAAAGAGGAGCTAAAGAAAACATTAGGCCCCAGGCTGCTGAAGGTGGAACATTATTTATACAGCGACAAGGTAAAAGTATTAGAGAGCTCCTGTTCTCTGATGTTGAATTATCTTATGTTGCAAACAACATATCCCTCCTGGCATCACATCTAATTGTAGATCCAAAGAGATTAGCTCTTAGAAGGGCCACAGACACTACTGAGGGCGATTTACTTATGGTCCTTAATGGAACAGACAGCTCCGGCTATAGAGCTGCCTCTACGAGCTCTGTAGGTGGTATAGCTGCCTATATGTTAAACAAAGGACAAAACATTGTAGCACCATCGTTATTGGTTACTGATGGTATCTTT